AAGCTACGCTCAGATTTCTCTGTTTCGTAGATTTCTTTGTGCTCTTCGCCGTAGGTAGCGTACTGCAAGCCAAACAAAGCGTTGAGGCCCGGGAGCAGCTCTTTAAGTAGTTGTGCGCGTGAAATTGCCATTTTAAGTTACTCCTTAAGCAATGCTAGTACCAGCATAATACTGATGCTGACCAAAGTTAATCTTGACCAGAATCTCAGGGTACTGCAACAACACAATAGTAGTGTTTAATGTAGCAACAGGAGCTTGATTCAAAACAAACGATGTAGCACCGGCAGATGCGGCGGTGTCAACGAAAGAACCGGAAGAAACGTATTGACCGTTTGAATCCAGCGAACCAACGTCAGTACCGACAGGTAACGCGAACGGCAAAGCCGAACAGGTCACAGTAGCAGTAGAAATGCTGGAGTACGTTACCGTACCAAGCGAAACAGCCGTGTCAGTCACCAAGCCAAGCACGCGAACGGGCAAAGATGAAGTGGTGGCGGGGGTATCGCTAGGTGCAAGGATGGCGTTCTTAGAATTGCCAGTTGCAGTGCTACCTGTGTTGTTAATCATGGCCAAATTTTGGCCAATCATGGCGCGAGCGCCAGAAGCAACAGCGGTAGTAGCAGAACAAACAACACCCTTGAACACTTGGTCAGGATCGTCAGCAACAATAGCTACTGCATCACCAGCCGCAGTTGATGCGGGCCAATATTGCGAGAAGGTCAACTGTTTAGTGACGGGGTTTGTGTAACGGCATCCCAAGAAGATACCTGTTTGATTGCCTGCTGTGCCAGTAGACACAGACAGACGCACGATTTCACCACGAGACAAACCTACGTAATCACCGTAGAAAATGTTCGTAGAGTAACCGTTAGTGATCGGGTAATCACGAGTAGAACCCGCGAAGACCTGACCTCCGATCAGATTGATCGGTTTTAGCCCATAAGGGGCGTCAATAACCGGATAAGCCATAAAAGACTCCTATAAATTATTTAGAACCAGAACCAAATCCTGTTCCGCGACTTGTTGTTGACTTGCGGTCAGCAAACAAGGGCATCCGAGGGTCATTATTTCGCATGAAATGATTGTCAACTGAATCCATCTGGTTTTGGGATTGTTTGTTGTAATACTCAGCGCGAGCCTCAACGCGTTCCTTGGGGGCTTTGCAAAGCATCAGCCCACCAATTTCCACATTGCCGTTTGCGTTGTTACCAAACAAAGCCAATTCCGGATGATCCACTGCTTTCACCGGCTCATAACCATCGCGCATCTGTAAGGACACGTTGTTGGCTAATGGCTGACCTAGCACATGAGTCGCTACCCAGCGAAACGTGTAATCTGGATCAGGTGTCGGATCGGGCAAGTTGCTCGGTGGTACGTATACCGTACGAGCAGATTTATCGCGTGACTTATTGTCACGATTTGAGCGGTCAATAGTTTCAGCCATTTCAGTTCTCCAACTTTGCTACTTGAACAGCATATTGCTGTGGGGTTAAACCAAATTTTTTCGCTAACGCTACTTGCGTTTGAGTCAGCTTAATTTTTCCTGCACTCGTAGAACGAGATACAGAGGCAACCACTGTCGTAGGTCGTTTTTGAACCTCACCAGACCTTGGCTTGTCATTTGTCTGCCCGAATAAATCAGGAAACGTTGACTTCATGCGACCATCAATTTGATCGAAATATTCAGCAGAGCGGGGATCCACTCCGTTTGAGACTAGTTTCTGATGCAGCCCTAGTGCGTAGCTGGTGTATTCTTCAAACCCTTGCTGTCCGAACCACTGGTTTTTTGCCTGCCAGCGCAGAGTTTTTTCGTCCGGTTCAGCCCTTGAAGGTTGGGCTTGTTGTGTTTGTACATCAAAATTATCTTCCTGTAAAGGGGTAGGCCGATAATTTTTTACTTGTTCTGCACGGATCTTTGCATCCGTAACTTCTTCTAGGGCGGCAACGATTGCGTCATTGTCGAAAGCTTCCTGTGCTGCCCTAAGTTTGCTACGTGCTGTGGCCAACTCGAATTCGGCCTTACCTTTGGCCCCCTCAATGATGGCTTCTTGTCCTGTGTAGACGTTTTGTTTGAGGCGTTTATTTTCCTCAATTAACTGTTGTGCAAGACGCTCAAGCTCTTGCTTCTCACGCATTGTGGCTTCTTTGATACGGCGCTCGTCATGACGGGCATGGGTCAATTCTTTGATGCGCCCCTTAACTTTATCGGAGTAAGATTCAATCTCCTCTTCCGTTGGGTCAAGTACTTCACGGTCTAGGGGTTTGCGACCTCTGTCACGCTCAGGGGTGTCATCTTCAATTTCAATTTCTACTTCGCCTTCGCCTTCAATCTCAAACTCAACCTCGTTGGTCTTCTTGTCTTCAATTTCGTCGGGGAACTTGTACTGTTCAGCCATATTATTCCTTTCAAGCGCGGGTCAGGCCGCGAGGGTCTTGCACAACAGCATCAACTTGGTCGTCGTTGATGAGACGGAACTCCTTGCCAAAGATCTTAAATCTTGTACCGGAGTAAGTACGTACTAACACGAAGTCGCCCTCTTTACACCATGCTCCGTTAGGAAACTTGGCGGTGTCGTTATACGCATCAGGGCCAACTTTCAAAACAAACAACACAGTGGTTGCTGTTTCTTCTTGGCGCATAAACTCAACTGGTTTATACAGGTTTGATCCTGCAATCTTCTCGTCGACATCTGGCACAGCGCAAAGAATCTTCCAACCTGTTGGGGTGGGAAGTTGCGTGGCTTTCATTTCGTCTGAAGCATCAGGCTCGGGTGCATCCAAAGATTGGATGGGTTCAGGCAGTGCAAAAGCACCGGGGGAGAAATCAAGATCACTCATTGGATTCTTCAACTTTCTGCGCAAGGTCAAGTAGATAACGCTCTGCGAGGGCTAGACCCTGAATAATCCCGCAGAGTTTTTGGTACTCTTCAAAAGTACGACACGAACCACCAGCCAAGTCGTCGGCATAGTTGTTCATGTCAGTGCGCATTTTTTCACGTAATACGCGTACGAAGTCTTGAATCATGATTTAGGCTCGCGTTGTTTGCTGCTATTTGAGAGCGCAGCAGTACGCGCTTGTAAATCCATCTGGGCTTTACTCTTTGCAATGTCGGCACCAATTTGGATACCGGCACGTTCTTGTTCAAACTGTTGCTTAAATTCGCTCTCTTTAATTTGCGCACCTGTGCGAAGAGCGTCTAACTCCAGTTTGCCGCTGACTTCTTGCTCTTTCAAAGCCTGTGCATCGGCCTTGGCTGCAGCATCCATCATGATTTTCTGTTTCTTCAACTCTAGCTCTTGGCCCTTGAGTTGGAGTTCCTGCATCTGCAACTGCATGACTGGGTCTTGCATCTGTTGCTGTGCCTGCATCTGCGCAGCCTTGGCTTTGTTTTGCATCATCACTTGGTTGGCCGCTTGAGCCATCATGCCCGACAACGCGATCTCCACCTGTGGTGGCAACTTCTCGTCTTCGGGTGGCAGGGGCATACCGAGCTGCTGCTCGATCTGCTGGCGCATCTGGTAACCGACGTGCTCTGCAATGTGCGCCGTGATTGCGCCCATGATCTTGGGAGCCTGTGGATTTTGGCCAATAAACTGCATCATCATCGGGTCTTGCATCAGCATCATGTGTACTTGAATGTGCGCAGCGTGATCTTGATGCAAAAACGCTTTAAGCGGCGTACCCTTGAGTGCATTTTGATTCTCTTGCACGGGGTCAGTCGGCTTCATGTCCTCTTTAATTGGCACAAGTTTCTCAGCGTTTTTAATACCTAACACGTTCAACATACCGCGGTGTAGCTCGGGTAAGTTGTAAATGTCTGGAGCCATCTGCGCCATCTGAATGACGGCTTGATACTGGATAACGCGCTGAGACATAGTCGCAGCGTTAGGGTCTGACACGGGGATAACGTCCACCAAGTCGTAGTCGGCTTTCTTAGCTTTGCGAGTGCCGTACTCGGGTGTGTATGTGTAGTCCGCGTCTGTGTAGTCGCGGATGATGTTCTTGAGAAGCTTGAACTCTTGCTTCAATGCAAAGTGCACACGAGCCTGCACCGCAGTCATCACCTTCAGTTGACGCTCCAAGAGAGCCAACGTTGTACCCACGGGCGCGTTAGCGCTCATGTCAGACACCTTCATATCCGCCGTTGCTGCAAAACGTCGGCCTTCGTCAACAATTGTCTGCATTAAGTTAAACAGAGTAGCGCTTGGCTCCTTGTATGGGAGCGGTAAGATGTTGTCGCGGATTGTGCCCGAGCCAACGTCTACGTCACGGAACTCTCCGGGTGCGATTGGTGTGTCATCGCCTTTGATGCGCAGACCGCGTGTCTTGAGTCCGCCGGGCAAGTTGCTAAGTGTTCCTGCATCGACAAGTTGTCGCATGAGGGATGTAGCGGATTTAGCAAAGCCTCCGATAAGATGGAACAACCCGAAGCCGTAAGCTCCAAAACCCGGAATATATTGGTAGTGAACAAAGTGCTGGCGCTTGAGTCTGAGGTCATCATCTTCCTTCCAGTTGCGGCGGATTGACAGGATGTCGTTGGAGCCTTTAATCAACGTGACAACGTATGGCAACATGATGCCTGTCTCTTCGCCAGAGTCGTCCTTGTCCTCGTAACCTTCGAGGTTCAAATCTACATGGCACTCGTACAAGGTGTAGCGGTCGTCGTTCAGATCACTAAAGCCAGTCTCTTTGTCCTTGGCTTTCTGAATGTCTGTCAAGTCTCTGGGCGCGTCAGGTAAGTCAATGTCAAGATAAAAGCCTGCTTGCTGAAGCTTGATGATCTCGTTCTTGGTCTTGCGCATGACGTGCGTGATGCGGTAGCAAGTATCCAAATCCGTTGTGCCATACGGCAGATACATATCTTCCGCAGGAATAAACATAGACACTTGACGTCCCAAATTGGGATCATAGTAGACCTTCTTAAACGCTGAGCCTGTGGCTGGCAGTGACCAGAGCATACGCTCGTGTTCAGCGCGGTACTCCGTCATGACTTCCGTCAACTCATAGTTCATGTCGTCTTCAACGTTGGACGCAACTTCTTTCATCTCTGGCGTTTCTTTGCCAATAAGTTTGCTACGCACAGGCCCTTGGGCTGGGAACGTCTCAGTAATTGTCTCTGCTTGGAAGCGCACAACGGCTTCTGTAATCATGGGGTGGAACACACCGCATGCGCCGTTCCAAGGTTCAGTGCGTTCTTCTATCTGCAAGCCTAAGAGCTTAAGACCATCAACGTACGTCTTCTCCCAATCTTTGCGGCCATTCTTGTCGTTGTCAATATCAGACACCAAGTCACCCGCTAGCGACTGCAGAGCACCATCTTTAATGTACTCAGCCAAGTTATCACCAAAGCCTTCTTCGCCATCATCTTCTCCGGGCGTGAGAGTGATCTCTAATCCGTCCATGCCAATCGTGACTTCTTCGGGATCAACAATCTCGATCTCCAAGGGGGATTCTTGTTCTCCAAGCGCGTCAATGCCCATGGGTTGTTGGTATAGCGCTTTGTCGATGTTTGTTGCCATGTGTGTTCCTAGTAGTATGCGTGTGTCTTACGGCGAAAGATTGCAGGGTCGTCTCGCTCGTCTGTGTCTAAAGCAATAAAGCCGCCTTGCCTAAAGCGCAGCAACGCCTGTGTGGTTGTATCCACGAAGTCGTCGTGCTCCCCAACTGGGAACGCGGCCAACTCTTCAATTACTTCCCGTGCCCAGCGTGTGTCGGGTGCCCAGACTTTACCACTGCTGAATAAATCTGCAACTGCGTTGACGCGCACCATCTTGTCATTTCCCCTTGATGGGCTGAACTCTTGGACTGGTATTCCCAACGCCCGCAGTTCTTGAATCAACGGCCCCCCAGATGCCTTTTTCTCCACAATGAACGCGTCGGGTTCCCACTCTTTGTATTGCTTGAGCGCAACAACCTTGAGTTCGGGAAAAGCCATCCGGTCTTTAAAAGCGTCGAGCAGGATAAGTTGAGGCGAGTCATTTTCTTCCTCGTTATAAAAAATGCCCCACGTTGTGCAGGCTGAATAGTCGGATGTGTTCTTGGTCTCAAACGCCGTATCCCATGACTGGATGATGTATTCGCACCTTGGTGGGTCATCTGGCTCCCAAATACGCCACATCTTGCGTGAAACGATAGCCGAGTTCTCAGATGTGGGCTGCTGCATATACTGCGCGTTCCAATAACGCGGGTCAATACTGGCTTTTGTGGACTTTAACGCCTCAAGTGACCATTGTTCAGGCCAAAGTGACTTCTCGTCCTCTTCGTCCTCGTTCAAAATGGCCGGCAACTCCACTATTTCCCACGGAATAGCCTCTGGGTTCTTGGTTTGGTAGTCAATCAGGCGCCCAGTCAAGTCTAGGAGCGACCAACGGGTCATCACAATGATAATCCCACCACCCGGCATCAAACGCTGTAGTGGGCCCGTTTGGAACCAAGACCAAGCTGTATCAAACGCAAGTCGAGAGTTAGACTTTACGTCCTGCTCCGAGTGAGGGTCATCAATAACGAACAGATCAGCACCACGACCAGCAAGAGCACCCCCGACACCAGCAGCATAATACTGACCGCCAGCGCTGGTAGACCACTTACCGGCAGCCTTTTGATCGTCTGCCACCATCGTATTGGGGAAAACTTCTCTGTATTCATCAGAATCAATCAAGTTACGTATGCGCCGCCCGAAGTCTTCAGATAAACCCGCAGTGTGCGTGCCCATGATGATCTTCTTCTCAGGGTATTTACCTAGAAAGTACGCAGGGAACAGGTAAGAGGAGAATTCAGACTTACCCATACGTGGCGCGATGTTGATAATCACGCGCTTTTTCCTGCCCTCAACTACGTCTGTAAATATCTTGGCCAGCTTCTTGTGGTGGGGGCCAACTTTGAATCCGGGGTATACCGCGGTAGCAAACCCTAGCATGTTGGTACTGGCAGCTTTTAGGCTGGCGCGTTTCTCTCTAAGTTCTAAATCCTCAAAGAGTTCCATCTTTTCCTGTACGGACATGAACGGCAAAGCCTTCTGCATGGCCTCAAGCTCAATCTTACTCAGTGTTGTAAAAGCGTCACGCTTCATCTGGCTTGTCTTCCGTAACGTCGATCACGTCGATCACACCCATAAACCTGTTGAGCTTCTCCTTGATTCGAGCTTCTAACTCGGTGTCCGACATCTCCATCTTCTTGACTTCAATCTTCTCTGTGAACAACCCGACTTCCGTAACTTTTCCTAGAAGACCAAGCGCTTTAAGGCGGATGTTGGCGTTGGGGTGTTCAGTTTCTTCCACCAGCTTGGCCACTGTGTAGCCTCTGATCTCTTTGGCCTGCTGTACAAACTCCCAGTCGTAGGCGGAAAGCATACCGACTAAGCGCTGCACGGCTTCTGGCGTTTTGATATTTGCCAGAGAGGTATGCGTCATTTCCGCGGGTTTGGCGGTGACAATGTTAGTGAAAGCAGTACGTGCTGCTTGACTTTGGTGCTCATTGACCAAAGTATCTGTGTCCACAGCGCCCAACTCTTTTAACCAGTCTACAGTATTAGACATTCCATCCACGGCATCCGCCGGATCTGTCTTATCCATAGGGACGAAGTCGCCTAAGTGATCGTGCACTTCGGGTTCGAAATTGATTAAGTGATCTAACATTCTGCGCATAAGCCCTTGAACCTGCGATGTAGATAATGTACACTTAAATGGAGTGGGTGCGCAAGATCGTTTTGGCCTTTGGCCAAACTCATCAAGTTCGCTTGCTTTCTCCTTGATGGTTTCAGTTGCCATCTTTGCCCCGAATCGAAAGGTTCGGGGCTTTTTTTCGTCTGTACAGAGGGGAGTCTAACGTTAGACAAAGGTATTTCTGAATTTTTATAAAATTTTTGTAGTGAATACTTTGGTTTGTAGGAATTTTAATTTTGTATATTTTGTTTTTAGTTAGTTTCTGCGAAGTTTGCTGTGCGGTTATGGAACAGTGTTCGTATGTGACGGCAGGGGGTATCGTCTATTTGTGGTGGTGGGGGGTGGGTGGGGGTCAAGAAACGCCAAAAACACCCCAAAACAGGGTCAAAGTGACCCGAAAATGCCCCGAAAACACCCCGAAAAAGGCTCTCGATGCCTATCAAAACAGGGTGTATGCACAATAGAAGTTGTCTAAGGTAGTCAGCCCTAGGCAATTCAATCAACCTCAAGGAGAAACAACATGACAAACAAAGCAAAAGCATTTAGCACACTCAACACATTCGCTGATTCACGCATCAAGCTCATCAAGGGCATGCAAGATGCAGGGTATGCGACAGTCGAGGCGTGCAGACCCATTGTGATCGAATGGGCTTGCGAGAAAATGGGCGTGGGCAAGGAGGGTTTCAAGGTGCATGAAGTCACAGGCAAGGTGTCCCTCATCACGAGTCACCCGAAGTACGAGTCCACGAAGACTGTGGTGCGTGACACGATGCACATGATCGAGGGAACTACGCGCAGGGCGTCGAGTGGCAAGAAAGAAGCCGATGACCCTGTTGCGAAAATCATCAAAGCCTTTGGCAAACTCACCCCTGCACAGCAACGCAAAGCCTTGGCGGTTCTCGTTGCATGATTTTCGGGTCACAGTGACCCGATTTTTTCTGCGAGCCCGAGAGAAAGAGCTTCTCTCGGTGTTTCGTTTCTTGTCTATTCAAAAGGAGAACCACAATGCTCGAACTAAAACAAACTCAAGGTAAGGCGTCCCTTTACCGCAAGGAGTCATACAACGGACGCACAACCGCCATGGTTGAGTGGGTCGTTAAGGTAGGCGATCAAGTCATTCGCTACTGCAATACAAAGCGTGAAGCCCTCGTGTGGCTTGACCTGTACAAAAACTAAACCCAAAGGAAAATAGCATGTCCAAATTCAAACACTACTCACCCAAAGAAGTCGCACTCGCTAAGTGGAACAACGAGCAACGCCCCAAGCTAGAAGAACGCATCAGGCGTGACGAACGCAGAACCCTCATGCTCAGGCGTGTCGAAGACATGGAAGCACGAGCCGAAATTCGGGTCACGATGACCCGAAAATCTTGAAAGGCGAAAATCATACCAAAAAACTACCTATCCATATTTTCGCAACTATCCGCAAGGTCAGACATCCGCAACACCGCATCAACACTAGCGTCCAGCAAAAACTGTCTATCTATCTATCTATTTAAATATATATTTATATATAGGAGTGTGTTTGTATATGTGTGCAAATTCTCGCAAGCTCGCCAGCCCTTTAACTTTCCCTAAGCGGTTAGTATTTCTCAAAACAGATAGATACTTGGACACTTTTCCTTGTATACTAGCGTTCATGCGGTCTGCCGAGTGTCTGACCTTGCGGATAGTTGCGAAAATTCACGGATACCTCATTACCTACTTGGAGAAAATCATGGATACCTCATACAAACACTACATGAAACTGACCCCGAATCAGCTACACACACGCTTGCTCAAGCGAAAGACACCCCCGATGCAAGCCGAGTACATCAAGAAAATCGTAGCCGAACAACAAGCCGAACACAAGTCAGAGAACGCAAGAACGATTCAACTCACACGGCTTTGGCGTGAGTTCACTGAGCCGTTAAATACAGAGCGCGAAAATGTGCAGGGTATGTTGCGTTACAAAGGTTGCGAAAATGATGAGGCGAGGCGCGATGCGCTCGAAGCATACCTGACTGTACTCAACGCACTCAAGGCGAAAATGACAAACCATTGCAAGCAAGATCGAAAGACACCGAGCATGATCGCGGAGGAAAAGAAACTCATCAACGATGGCAAGCACTGGACTGATTGGATACCGCAGAAGATAAAAGATCGGGTCATCACGCTATTCCAAGAGATCGAACGTAAGCCAAAGGCGAAAATCAAAATCCCATTCCAACGCCTTATCCCTGCTGACCTACACGCCAAACAAGTTACGCGGTTGAAGAACCGCACACTAAAAGACTTGGCCATGGCACAGCAGACGCTAGACCTTGACCCGCATGAGGACAACGAAGCCAAGGTCAGGCAGATTAAGTATGCGCTTGACCTGATGGATGTACTAGATGACAGCGAGCCTGTGCCTGCAACGTGGCATGGGCTGAACAAAAACGGGTCACAGTGACCCGAAAGTGTGACTGCTTCGCCGTGTGGCAGTCGCACCCTACCTTGAAACTCACACGGCACTTGTAACTTAAGGAGAAAGTAAATGAAAACAAAAGTAGATAAGACACTCACGCTCATGCTGACAGCCATCTTCATGCTGTTGGTATTCATCGGGTTCACGATGATGCTAGAGGTAGGCGTTGGATACCTGTGGCTAGCTATGTACACCATCGGTACGCATGGCTTGGCATATCAGGTGTTCGACTATTTTGTAACTGAGGCAACCAACTAACGGGTCACTGTGACCCGATTTTATAAAGGAGAAAGCAATGACTACAACAAACAACACATACGACCCCATCACTATGTGGGATAACTTTGCACTGGCACGAGGTGCGGTGCGTACTGTGAACCACAATCTCAGGATTCAGTGGCTCAACGCTGAGTGTCCGTACGAGTCCAGAAAAATTGCAGACAAGCGCGAGGCTAGGTCGTGGATTACTCGTGAGATAGAACGCTACCCCTTGCACCCTGTGATCGAGGCAGCAATCAAGTTAGCCCGTCCCAAAGACTGGCATCAGTTGTTCCTTGAGTGGCCACACATATCCCAAGGCGACAAGTCCAAGATCGCTTACACACAGAACGAGGTCAAGGGTCAGAAAGATATTCAGACTGTGACTTCGGTGGGCAAGTATCTCAACCGCCATTTCTACTTACCCGATCACATCATTCGTGATCTTGTCTCACGCCATGGTTCATCAGCCCGCTTCCAACTCGTACACACCACAGCCGAGATGATCTACCACCTACATCGTGGCCCCAAGTCGTGCATGGTGTGGAGCGAGGATCATGGTATCAAGTGTGATGATGGCGTGATGCGTCACCCGTATGAGACGTATGACCCGAAGTTCGGATGGCACATGGCGGTTCGCATCGAGGGTGATGCGACGATGGGTCGTGCTCTGTGCATGACGAGCCCTATGGATGGCGTCAAGTATTTCGTTCGCAGTTACTTGCGTCCTTCCAGTGAGTCTTCGTACAGTCAGACAGATGACGGCATGGATACGTGGCTCAAGGAACAGGGCTACACCAAGGAGAGCTACTGGCGTGATGGTGAGAAGCTAGCGTATCACCCTGCAAGGGATGCGTTCCTCGCACCCTACCTTGATGGCGGTGAGCGTCACGTTGAGGTCAACGAGCATGAGCGCTGGCTTGTGATCGACTCGGATGGCTCATGGATATGCGAGAACACTGGCGGGTATCCCACCAACGATGAGGAGGATGAGAACTCTTTCGAGTGCGCTTGCTGTGGTGACGACACCGATGACGATGATGGCTACTGGGTTGAGCGCGGTGAGGATGTGCGTGTCTGTGAGTCATGTCTCAACAACGACTACACCTATGTGTACGGCAGACGAGGCAATCAGTACTATGTACACAACGACAACGTGGTGTATGTCGAGTCAAGCTCCAACCACTATGACGAGGACTACCTCGATGACAACGAGATCGTTGAGCTTGAGAATGGCGACTACGAGCACATGGAGGAGGCCATCGAGATCAACGGCGACTGGTACACGATAGACGATGAGCGCATCTGTAGGTTCGAGGACACCGATGAGTACGGCTTGACCGAGGACGGATGGCAGTGCGAGCAGTCGTGCAACTGGTACTCTGACGACTGTACCGATTGGGTTGAGATCAACGATGCGCGCTATCACAAGGACTATGCACCCGAGCAGGACGATGCCGAGGACGAGCCCGATGCTACTGACAAGCCTGTGCCTACTGTGTTGACGATGGAGATGCTCGACAAGGTGCTGATGATATGGGACTACTCGGTTGGCAACTTTAACGTCAAGATCAGCCTGACCTATACGCTCGATGGCAAGGTGCTACTCGCTGAGCGCACCTTCGGTAGTGCCTTTGTTAGTGCTATGGACAACGATGTGTTTACCAAACAGATCCGCAACGAACTCAGCACCACGCTGATGGCACAAGCCAACGAGATCGCAAACAAATACTTAGAAACACAAGGAGAATGAACATGAACAAGAAATCAATACTACACAAAACCCTAGCTCGTGCGTTGTCTGTCAAGCGTCCGCACAATACTGTCGCTGTCTCTGACTTTACCGAGTGGCTATTCAACGCACTACCTCCTACACTCAAAGGCTTCACATCTGTGGATGGGGCAGGCAATCTGCACATCGACAACCGCATCGCAGGCAGTAAGACATTGTTCATCGCTCACGTTGACACAGTGCATCGTGAGGTCGGAGCCAACAAGATCAGGAAGACTGCATCTATGTGGTACGCAGATGGAGCACCGCTTGGTGCTGACGATGGTGCGGGTGTGGCCATGCTCATGCACATGATTCACTCAGGTATCAACGGCTACTATATCTTCAGTCAAGGCGAGGAGTGTGGGGGTATCGGTGCTAAGCATCTTGAGAAGAACCACGCTGACCTACTCAAGCAGTTCGACAGAGCCATAGCGTTTGATCGCAGAGGTACAGATAGCATCATCAGTCATCAGGGTTGGGGTCGATGTGCATCCGATACATTCTGTCAGGCGTTGGCCGATGCGCTTAACCTACACGATGAGAATCTGATGTACACAACCGATGACACTGGCGTGTATACGGATACCGCAGAGTTTGTTGACATCATCCCCGAGTGCACCAACATCAGCGTGGGCTACGACCACGAGCACAGTCAGCAAGAGTGTCTCAACATCGCACACTACGAGTTACTGTCTCAAGCGGTACTGCAAGTTGAGTGGGACAAGCTGCCTGTCGATCGTGACCCGACTGTGCCTGAGTACAAGAAGACCAAGTACGACACTGCATGGTGGACTAACTACGGCGTGTATGACAACACAGGCAAACGCGACATCAACCAAAGCAAATACTTTGCCAACTGGCAAGACGATGACTACTGGCAGACCGAGGACTTACTCGATGGCCTATACGATGCGATGGCGGGGAG